CTGCCACACCTTACGTAGGTATGGGAAGTGGGTCAATGTGCTCTGGAATGTACCTAAGATTGTGGCTAAACGTGCCTTACGTTTCAAGCTGTCTACAGTGTCATCAGCACGTACAACAATTTCGGAAAGGTTACAGAACTGATATGGTCGAAGAATAATCTCAGAGCATGGATTAGTTCCGAAGTCAAAATCAGGATTTCGTCTGCCATTTTTCTTTACAATGTTCTTTGCTGCTTCACGATTAAATACACCACGTTCACCACTCTTGCTTTCGTACAAGCTATTCCACTCTTGCATGAAGATGCCCATGTCAGGACGCTCTGTATAGCAAGCACTGTTGTTAGCCAACGCACGTTGTGCATTCTTCTCCCACCATGCACCACTCTTAGCGTTACGCATACGATCATCTGACAAGTTAGACAGACTAATCATAGCACTACGGCGCACACCACCAACAACCACAACCTCACCAATCTTGCACATGATGTCATGGCATTCAAGGCTGTTGAGCTTACGTCCAGCAGCATTCTTGAAGATGTTACTGACAAAGGCAAAGAGTTCCTTCAGGGGTTCCGGGCCACTAGCACGTCCACCAAACACCTTCAGACGAGCGCCAGCAGGACGAACCTTAGACACATCGAACTTAGGTATCTCTCCTGAGTAGAGCAAGGCAATACATTGACGTAAAGCCTTAGCCCAACCTTCTTTGCTATCTGCCACTACGATTGTCGTATCGCTGTTGAACAGTTGCTCAGGAATGTCAGGAAGCTTCTGCACAAACTGACGCTCAACAGAGAAGCCAACTCCTGTGCCACACAACAAGATGTACATGGCTTCATCGAAACTCTTAACGTCATCAACAGGAAGGTAGGAACAGTTATAGCCAGCAGTGTTGTCTCGCTCTAATGCCTTACCAGCAGTCATCACACTACGCATAGAAGGCATAACCTCCATGTTGTAGATGGCATCGTAAAGCTCTGCATACATCTTATCAGAAATGGTATAGCTGTGCTCTTTCTCTAAGTGCTTTGACATGAAGTCTAAGTAACGAGCCACTGTCTCATCCCAGTTCTCACGCCGTTGCTCACTGTCTAAGTAACGAGCATATCGACTCTTAGCGATGAACTGCTCATAACTTCCCATATAATTATTCATTCAAGTTCCTTTTCTATCTTATCAGCTTTATCTTCTATCACATCCATGAACCTATCAACAAGGTCATCACTGCTTATGTCCAACAGTTCTAATATTGTAACACAGTCTTCTCGTCTTAGCAAGTCAGCAATGTCATACAGCGTGAGGCTCATGCGTAAGTCTCACGCAAGTAGTTGAGACTAACAGGAAGCTCATCGAAGCTACCTTCAACAACCTCATTGAACATCCACACACCAGACCAAGAGCCATTGGTTTGAGGAGTTAAATACTTCTCATCGTGTTGGTAGCAGATGCCAGCAAACAAACCTGTCATACGCTTACCATCAGCCCTACGAGCATAGGCAATGCCCCTGTCCTGCACATGCCCCATGACACAGCTCATGTGCTTCTTAGAGAGCATCAACGCAGGCGAGCTAACAGGCCTTCCCATAACACCTGAAGTGAAGTAATGACAATAAGCAATGCCATCCAGAACGACAGGCTGAAGAAAATCAAAACACTCCCAACCATAAGAAGCAAGTTTAAGGTCGTGATAACCAATGAGTCCATCCAGCTTTCTATCGCTCTCAATAGCTCTTTGAATGCGTTCCTCATGGTTTCCCAATAGAAATACAAGGCGTGGGTTCCATTGTTTTTCTTTGTTTCTCTTAAGACGCTGTTGCTCAGCTTTAATCGGAGACAAAAGAAGTTCCATTCCAGCGTGACCAGATTCAATATCTGCTTGATATGTTCTACCCTCAAAGCTTTTCTTCCCTACATCGTAAATTGAAAGGCTTGGCATATCCCAATGATCGCCAAGGTGGATGATGACATCTGGTTTTTTGTCTGCTGCATACTTGCCAACCCATTCCAGATGCTCAAGAGAAACTCCGGGTTTGCATTGTGTGTCAGGAATAACTAAGTGTCTCATTGGTCTTTAAACAAATCTAGTTTAGTGTCTTCTTCCCGTTTGGTCAAGGGATCTATATACATCTCGTTGAACTGCTGCTCAATGTCATAGCCATATACGTTGCTTAAGAAGCGAGTGAAAGCACGTACCACATCATGCCATCGTTCAGCACCATTGAAGGTTGCATACTCTGTTAAAATAATATCTGGATAAGAGCGATACTCAAACTCATCTTCATATCCTTTTGTTTCCACATGAAACATATAGCGTGTCTTGTCGTTGTCCATATCATTCCTTAATTGAGGGAAAAAGTTCTTTAATCACATCACGACATTGCTCAGCAATGAGGCGATGCTCTTTCTGTGTTGCCTTGTCACAACGAATGTCAATGTAATGAAGCCAGCTACGCAGCGTTCCGTTCATATACATGAAGCTTTCTGTTAGTCCTTCAGGCAACACCTTACGTGCTGTCTCTTTTGCAATACCTCTGTCCAAAGCAAGTTGATACAGAAGGGAAGCTTCCTTAATCATACGTTCTTGTACATCAGTCCACCAGCCCTGCGTTACAACATCATCAGTCTCAAGACTGTTCTGTCTATTCTTATCATCTTGAAGGCGAGCTTCTGATGAAATGAAAGCATTGGCAATGGCATACCGCTGACTAAACTCTTGGAAGCTAAAGCTTCTATGTCTCAATATCTGTCTAGCAATGTCACGTGTTGTAACAATTTCCATACAGACATTGACCATCTCAAAGGGACTCCAATGCTTATTATCTATCAAGTATTTAATAAGCTTAGGAGCAGTGGCTGTGTTGTTCTTGTTAGTTGGATTTGACACACGAGCCATCTCAGCAATTAGGGCTTCACCATCTGGTGTTACCCATACAAGCCTAACTCCCATCTGTATCCTCTGGTATTGCCAGCTTATTTCCTTGAGCAATAGCTTCTTTCAGAAGAGCCATCAAGCCATAACGAAGGAGGGCTTCTTTGCCTTCCTTGTCTGCCTCAAAGGAACAATCTGCTGAGCCATCCTCGTTCTCATTAAACTGTGTAACTTCAATGTTCATGTTTCAAAACTCCTTACAATGTGAGGTTCATCATAACTACCAATAACAGGAAATACTTCTGCCTTGTTGATACGCAGTTCTATGCGCTCATCAGCATCTTTAAAAGAGCCAACCATGAAGTCTCCTGCTGCTTCCTTAATTGCTTCCTTAGCTTCTTCTTTGCTACGTGCTAAGACGCATTGTAATCCACCATATTCACTACTAGGAAATGGAACCCAGTAGTTCACAAGGTATAGATACCACTGCTCATCGCTTGGCTCTAGTGGCTGCACTTTCTTTGGTCTTCCCATAATCTTTCCTTTCAGTTTTCTCTAACGCTGTCTTCTCTGAATGACATGGTTTGCATAACACCTGTAAGTTTTCTTTCTCACAGAACAGCCTGTTGATGTATGTATCCCAATCAACAAAGCCCACACTTGGTTCAACAACAGGGAAGATGTGGTCAACCTGTACATCCTTGGCAATGAAGTGAACATCGCAGCTAGCACAAGCATAGTGCATAGCCATCTTGTTTGTCTTCTGATTAACCTTCCTACCTATGTATGCAGCCTTCAAAGCCTTAAGCTTAGGAGGCCATCTACGTGTTGCTGTGCGTAGGGCAGAGACAACAAAGCTTCTAAACCTTGCTGCTGTCCACTCACTGTCATTATGCTTTTGTTCTGTACCATTGGCAGAGGAGATTCCCGAACCCTTCAACTTCTTTTTCATCGTGGCTTACATCTCCCATCGTAAACTTAATTGCATGAACAAGTTCATGAAAGAAGGTTGCTCTTGTTGCTTGTTCATTCATGTTGGCACGTATTAATATTTCATACTTACCGGGATCACATGTACCAAAATCCTGGAACTCGTCAACATAAACTACTTTCCACTCGCAACCTCCAAGCCAGAAACTGGAGGGAACCACATCTGTTCGGGGAATCGTCTTAGCCATAATAGAAGTCCATTCTCTTTAACTCGTTCTTCGCCCAGAGCCTCCAAGCAAACTGCAAGCATCTCGCTTTCGGTCTTGGCTTTGGCAAGCATCTTGGTTGCTTTCACATCTCCCACTCCCTTGATACCCACAATGTTGTCTGCTCTGTCGCCCATCAACATTTGTTTGTAGAAGAAGCGGAGTCCTTGTTCTTCTGAGACAAAGTACTTGTCTTGTTTCACAAAATTGTAATGCCATCCTGCCACCTGATTGAAGTCTTTGTCCACTGACACCATGATGCAATCATCTTGAAGCTCTGTTGCTCTGATTGCTATCAGGTCATCAGCCTCTTCATTAATGCTCATCGTAGCACCCCATGCGGTAACTAGATAGTTACGTAAGATTTCTAAATGTGCTGGCTTCTCTTGTGTTCTGTTCCCTTTGTAAGGGGCAGTGACAGCTATGTCTTTCCTGAAGTTTGTCTTCCCTGTTAAGAAGATTTCCCAACTCTCAAGACCTAGCTGTGTCATAAGGATGTCCTCAAGAAAGTTAGCCATCGTTGTAATGGCTTGGCTTTCTGAGTCATCCTTACAAGAGAAGGCAATGCGATAGCACATCACATCACCATCTACAAGAGCAATCATTAGAGGACTACTTCTGCGTCTTCTTCTTGCTCAACAGGAACAGCAGCCAACTCTTTGATACGCAGAGCAGGGTTGTCCTTGCTGTGCAACAGAGAGGGAGCGTTGCCATGAGCTGCTGACATCTTGTGTGTGTAGGAGCTAAGGGTTGCTTCTGCAACAGAGCCATTACCAATCATGTCAGGGGGAACAATATTGTTCTTCTCATCAACAGCCTTGATGACGTAGTTACTCTTGACGATGATGTACTTACCACGTCCATACTTGTCATCTGCTTTCTCTTTAATCTTCACACCGAGTTCTGATGTAAGACGCTGTGCAATGGAATCGCTCAGACCACCAATGCAAATCTCAAAGCGAGCATTGTCTGCATTGAACTCCCGATTAGGGGTGTCCATGTGTTTAGCCCAAAACAATTTACCCACCACTTTAACTTGGTTCATTCTTTTTCCTTTGTATAAAAACAATATTATAACACATTTTTCAATGTGTGTCACGCCATGTCTTACCTGT